CTGCACGGCAGCAGGCAGACCAGGCCGCCGCCGTGCAGCAGACGGACAATGCAGATGCTGCGGAAACAACTGCCCAGAAGGATGCGGCCCCGGCGGTGCGCAGCGAGAACCCGGCGGTGCAGCAGCTGGCGGCCGCCCTGCAGGCGGACAACCTGACGGGCAAGACCATCAACCTGTTTACCCCGAATGCAGCCAATGCGGCGAACCGCGCGGCCTTTGCGGAGGAGTACGGCATGGAGCTGCCTGCCACGGCCAGCGAGACCCGGAAAGCCCTGCGCACGCTTGCCCAGCAGCAGACTGCCGAGCAGGCCATGAAGCAGGAGGCGGAGGCTCCTGGCACAAATGTCGGGAACAAGGCAGCGCAAGTGAAGAACCCTGCCGCCGATCAGCGCCAGAGCACTGTGGAAAAGGTCGGGGAAACCGTGGAAAGCGGGCAGGGCTACAGCGTGAGCATGAGCAACGACACCATGACGGTGCGCTTTGCGGACGGCACGGAAGCGGTGCGGACGGTAGACCCGGAAAACCCTAGGACTATGCTGTTTGACCCGGAACAGCTGCACCGGCAGGCGCAGGCGGAAAGCCGGGCCGCTGCGCAGCAGGAAGCACAGGAGACGACACAGCAGAGCCGGGAAGCACCGGACGGCCTGCGGCGGACGGTGGGGCTGCAACAGCAGACCCTGACTGAGAAGCAGCGGGAAGTGCAGCGGGTGCTGACGGACTGGAAGGTGAGCAAGGGCGCGGCGGAGACCATCAGCCGGATGGTGCCGGACAGCATTGCAGACCTGGAACGCTACACGGCGGCAGCAAGCAGCATGTACCGCATGGGCCAGATGGACGGGGTGAAAACCTTTGACAAGGCGCTGGAACTGGCGGGCGGCATGAACAACCTTGCCCCGAACACGAACTATGTACTGCAGCAGCCCGGCGGAGAGCAGGCACTGCGGGCGGCCTTTTTGCAGGGGCAGGGCGAAGTGGAAGCCGGCACGGTGGAGCGCGGGACCCTGGGCGGTGCCCTGACCGACCAGAGCACCAAAGGCGAGGGCCGGGTGATCTGGAAGGGAAGCGACCGCGCGGCGGACGATGTGGCAGTCCAGGTGATCCGGCTGAACGCGGCGGGAACCGGCACGGACGCCATTTTGAAGAGCGTGCTGCTGGGCCCGGACGGAAGCCCCAGCGAGCGGGTGAAAGCCTATGCGGACACCGAGACGGGCCGCATCTTTTTTGGCGACCAGAACGGAGACGTGTTTGGCACGGTGCTACACGAGGACTACCACTGGTACAACGCTCTGGATGCCGAGGGTGCCAAGGCGGTGCAGAACACGGCGCTGGAGTACCTGGCGAAGAGCGAGGGCTTTGAGAACGTGGACGAGCTGATCCGGGACAAGGTGAAGGATTATGCCGCCCAGGGCCTGACCTACGAGCAGGCTGCAGAGGAACTGGTGGCAGACAGCTGGCGCGGCATTTTTGACAGTGCCGAGAGCGTGACCCGGTGGGCGGAGTTCCAGCGGGCGCAGGCGGAGAAGAACGCCGGCAAGGCAGGCACCATCCACAAGGTGATGACCGCCGTGAAGGAGATGCTGAACGGCATCATCAGCCGGGCAAAGGAAGCGCTGACCCTTGACCCGGAGAACCGGGCGGCCCTGAAAGCCCAGCGTCTGGCCGAGGCGGAAAAGCGGGCCCTGCAGGACGCCTATTTTGCCCATGCGGAAAAGGCCATGGACAACCTGCGGGCGGCAAAAGAAAACGCCGCAGCCCTCAAGAGTGAGGGTGCGGCGCAGGGGGTGCGGTTCCAGCTGCACGAGGGAAAAGATTCTCTGGTAGAGCAGATGAACGGCCATCTGGACGAATTGGAAGAAATGAAACCGGTGGCGACAATCGAAGGAACAGAGGTGTCTTTCGGAAAAACGCGAAACGAAAACATTTCCAATGTTGAAGAATTCTTTGATTCTATAGGAAACAAAGTGATTCGTGAAAACTTCGGAACGGTGGAGTTGACAAAGAGCGGTGCACGTGCAACGGTGCAGCATGGGAACAGCAAAGCAAAACAGGTTGCGGTTGCTGCAGTCCCCGAAGTAATTCAAAAAGGAAAGCAAATCGGGTATGAGCAAAACTGGCAGGGACGAGGGTATGATACTTATGTCTTTGCAGCGCCCGTCGAAATTGACGGAACAAAGCTGTATGAAGGCGTGATTGTAAGAGAATACACCCGGCAGAATGGCATGAAGAATTTCTATGTTCATGAGGTATGCTGGACAGATGGAAGCTATGTGACGTTTGACACTGAGGGAAATATGACAAAAAAAGAAGATACTCCCACACAGCTCCCGAAAGCTGTGCGGAGCACCCTTGCGGATGCTCAGGAAGTATCTTCTGACACTACTATAGCACAAACCTCTGCCAAAAGCAAGGAAAACAATGCAGCTGTGCAGAAAAATGTGCGCTATCAGCTGGCGGAGCAGGATGAGCTGGCAAAGCTGCGCACCGAACAGCAGCAGCTGACCAAGCAGCGCAGTGCCCTGAAGGAAGAACGCAGTGCATGGCTGAACAGTGCCGAAGTGCAGCGGATCGAGGCAAAGAAAAAGGCGCTGGGCGTTTTTTCCGCAGAGGGCAAGGCCTACCGGGAGAGCGAGGAGTACCAGGGCTACCTTGCCAAACGCAAGGAGTACAACAGCCGGCTGGCCGCGCTGGAAGAGCGGGACAGTGCCCTGACGGAGCAGATGAAAGCAGCCAATGAGCGTCTGCAGCAGCGGAAGGACGCCCAGGCCAAGGACGCACAGCGTGCCTACGATGCCAAGGCCAAAGAGTACAGCGGCAACGCAGAGTACCGGCGGGTGCTGGCAAAGGAACAGTTCGGCGTGACGGAAGAGTTCCGGCGGGCAGGGTACATTCTGCCGGACGGCCAGATGCTGGATTTTGCCCAGAATGACCGCAGCCGGGACACCGACCACCGGGAAATTCTGGAGGTGTTCGGCCCGGCGGAAGTGAAGAACGGCACGGAAGCGCTGAATGAGTTTTTGCTGGACGGCAATGTGCGTGTGATGGCGGAAGCGCCGGGCGTGGACATTTCGGCGGACACGGCCCCCACGGCGCAGCAGCTGGAACAGATCCGGAAAATGGCCGAGCAGCTGGGCGGCGAGCGCAGGCAGTTCACGCTGGACATCTCCACAGCAGACGGCAGGGTTGCCGCCAGCAAGGAATACAGCGGGCGTGTGGATGCGGACAAGGTGGTGCGGGAGATCCGGGAGTATTACAAGACCGGAGAGCTGGCGCAGGAAAGCAGCCTTGCAAAGTTCCGTTTCCAGCTGGCGGAGCAGGCCAGCCGGGAGGCAAAGAAGAACGACCAGCGGCAGGCGAGCCGGGATATTGCGAACACGGCGGCGGCACTGGACACCCTGAGCCAGTTCTTTGGGGTGACGAGGGGTGTGAAGGTGAGCCAGGACAGCCTGGACGGGCTGGCGGCGCGGTGGACGAAAGCCAACGCCAGCCGGGCCGACCGGGTGAAGCTGGCGAACGAGGCCCGGGTGCTGGTGGACTACCTGAAAGCGGACGGTGCGGACATGACAAAGGCCCAGGCGCTGGCCGAAACGCTGGCGGGCGAAGTGCTGGACGGGGCGACCTACCGCAACAGCGAGCTGTGGGACGAATACCCGGAACTGCATCGGCTGGAGTACACCGTGAACAAAAACGGCAAGGCCAAGGACGAGCTGGTGAAGCAGTACGGCAGCTGGAGCGCGGCGGTGGCCGAGGCCCGCAGCCACGGTGTGACCCTGCGGCAGGCCGAGGGCGTGCGGGACGGCAACCCGGCGGAGCAGTACGAGAGCATTGTGAACGACACCCGGGCCGTGGGAGGCATCCAGGACGGTGTCCGGGCGCTGTGGAAAGCGGCGGCTCAGCAGGCCGGTGTGGAGGGTGTCATGAGCATGGAGAGCACCGAGTGGCTGGACGTGCTGATGAATCTGCATGACAGCATTAAGCCGGAGATGCGCAGCCGCTTTGCGGACGAGGCCGAGTACGAGGACGCCCGGGTGGAGCTGGCCGGGCGGATGATCGAGGACATTATGAACGTGCCCGAGATGACCGACGCCCAGGCTATTTTTGAGGGCATGCAGAAGCAGGCGCTGCAGATGGCCAAGGCGGCGGCCGGAGACGAGGCAAGGGCCGCCGAGGTGGAGAAGGGCATGCAGGGTGTCCAGAAAGTGCAGCGGCAGGAGTTTGCCCGCCGACTGGCCGCCAACCAGCGCACCGAGACCCGGAGCGCTGTGAAGATCGACGGAAAGACCTTTACCAACCTGGGCGACGTGAACGAGTACATCACCTACCAGCGGGAGGAGTTCCGCCGGCAGCTGAAGCAGCAGGAGCAGCGGCTGAAAGCCCAGCGGCAGGAAGACATGGACGCGGCAAAGCTGTGGTACAAGGAACGCATGGGCGAGCTGCGGGAAGAAAACGACTACCTGGCCGACCAGGTGAAGCAGGAGCAGCGCCGGGCCGACCGGGCGGAGCGCTCGCTGATGATCCAGGACAACGAGATCATGGAGTGGGAGGCCGAAAACGAGCGCCGGCGGGAAGCCTGGCAGCAGAAACAGGCCCAGCGGAACGCCATTGCGCTGGAAGTGGCCCGCCAGCAGCGGGACGAGGACATTGCTATTGCGAAGAAAGTAGCCGAGAACCGGGTGCAGCGGGCCCGGGACGCCCGGAAGGCGGACGAGCTGAAACGGAGCATCCGGGCGAACGCGGCCCAGCTGAACCAGATGGTGCTGCGGCCCCAGAAGGGCAAGTATGTGCAGAAGGGGCTGATCGTGGAGGCGGCCGAGGTGGCCAAGCTGGCGAACCTGGTGACCCTGAACAGCAAGGCTGTGAACCAGCTGACGAGGCTGCAGGACAGCATTACGGCCAGCATGGGCAGCGAGGGAGCCCCCAACGCCATGACCGAGGACTGGAAGCAGAGCAAGGTGCCGGAACTGATCCAGACGCTGCGGGAGGACCTGACAGCTGCGAAGAACGCCCGGCTGGACAAGCTGCACGAGCAGCTGGCCCAGGCGGAAGCTCTGCCGGACAGTGAGAAGGCAAGGGCATTGCAGGACCGGCTGAAAGCGCGCATCCGGGACACGGAGAACCGTGTCAGCCTGCCCATGACAGTGGACCAGCTGCGGCTACTGAAAGCCATTACCAGCAGCACGCTGCATGTGATCCGCACCGAAAACAAGACGTTGAGCCTTGCAAAGGCTGAGGAAGTGAGCGCCATTGCGGACGCTGCTGCCTACGAGGTGAAAACCAGCAAGGGCAACCGCCCCGGCGGGCGGTTTGACGGGCTGCGGAACACGCTGACCAAGTACCAGCTGGACATGCTGGGCGGCGAGCGGGTGTTCCGCATGCTGGGCGGCTACGCAAAGAACGGCCAGATGGAGAAGCTGGCGAGGATGCTGAACGACGGCCAGCGCCGGCAGAGCGAGATCACCATCAAGGGAGAGAAACTCTTTGCGGACGTGACGGGCAAGACCCACCTGAAAGAGATGGACGCCTTTGCCGGGCCGGGGGCCGAGACGGTGGACATCGGCCTGACCGACACCAAGGGCAACAGCGTGCCGCTGAACCACGCCATGCTGTGCAGCCTGTACATGCATCTGCAGAACGCGGACAGCCGCCAGCACCTGCTGAACGGCGGCCTGACGGTGCCGAGCATGGAACAGTATACAAAAGGAAACATTGAGCGGGCCTACCAGGAGGGCCAGACCGTGCACCTGGGCGGCTTGCAGAATGCCGGCGGCACCCCGATGGTGGACACGGTGCTGCAGACGGTGGAAAACGCCCTGACCGACTACGACCGGGCGTGGATCGCGGATATGCAGGAGCTGTTCAACCGGTACACCACAAACCTGATCAACGAGACCAGCATGCAGCTGCTGGGCTACAACCGGGCGGGGGTGAAAAACTACTACCCCATTGCGGTGGACAAGAGCGCCCTGGCGACCCAGATCGAGGGGCTGAACCTTGACGCCACCATTGAGGGCCGGGGCTTTTTGAAGAACCGTGTAAAGAAAGCGGTGCAGCCCATTTTGCTGGAAGAGTGCAGCAATGTGGTGCAGCGCAGCATCCGGGACACGGCGGCCTATGCGGGCCTGGCACTGCCCATCCGGGACGTGCAGAAGGTGCTGAACAGCAACGTGGAAACGAAAGACGGCGTGTATAACCTGAAGAACGGCATCATCAAGGAGCAGTGGGGCCGCAGTGCGGTGGAATACGTCAACGACCTGCTGACCGACCTGCAGACCACCCAGCGCAAGCGGGACAACGGCGTGAGCCGGATGGCGGCCCGGCTGCGGGGCAACTACGCCGGGGCAATCCTGACCCTGAACCCGGGTGTGGCCATTGCGCAGGCAGCGTCCTTACCCACGGCGGCGGCCGTGCTGGGCAGCGACACCATGGCGGCGGTGGTGCCCTTTGTGAAGAATCTCTCGGCCAAGCAGCGGACGGTGCTGGAGGCGGAGATCTCGGAACACGGGGACGTGCTGCTGGAATGGCGCAAGCGCGGCAGCCGGCGGGGTGAGCTGGCCAGCATTGGCAAAGACCCCACCCTGGCGGAGAAAGCCATGGACAAGCTGCCGAAAGCCCTGACCGGGTGGATCAACGGCGTGGACGAGATCACGGTGGCGGCGCTGTGGGAGGGCAGCAAGGCCTATGTGAAGAACCACCCCGGGGAGTTCAGCGAAGGGGCTGCCCAGGAGGGCAGCGAGGACTATTGGCGGGCCGTGAACCGAATGTACCAGAAGGTGATTGAGCAGACTCAGCCCAACTATACCGTGATGCAGCGGGCAGGCATCCAGCGGAACCCGGACGAGTTTGTAAAGACCTTTACCATGTTTACCACCCAGCGGTTCCAGAACTACGGCATTCTGGCCGACGCCGTGATGGATTACAACGCCCAGAAAGCACGGTATGAGCAGGGCCAGACCGAAGAGACCCAGGCGGAGCTGCAGCGGGCCGGCAAACAGCTGCGGCAGGCGGCCGGAAGCCAGGTGGCGCAGACGGTGGTGTTTGCCCTGATGAAGATCGGCGCGGACTTTTTGCTGCACCGGTGGGACCGGGAGCAGGACGAAAACGGGGACGTGACCCTGAAGAGCCTGCTGAACCGGTTCACCGGGTTGTTTACCGAGAGCGCGGCCGGAAACTTTTTGTTTGGCAGCGAGGTGTACAGCCTGGTGGACAACGCCCTGAACGGCAAGGACTATGATGTGGTGAGCGCCACGAACATCAGTGCCGTCAATGACCTGGCCGGGGACGTGGCCAAGTTTGTGAGCGAGCTGCGCAAGGACACCACGGACATGGACGAGGCGAAGCTGGCCACCCACCACGGCAAGGTGCAGAAGTACGCCCTGACCCTGATGGAGGACGGGCTGGAAATTGCTGGCGTGCCCTTTGGCAACGGGCGGAAGATCCTGGAAGCCTTCAAGGGCTACGTGCAGGACGCGGAGAACGTGGCCAGCGGCGGGAAATTTACCTTTAGCAGCCTGCCCAGCAGCGCCACCGGCCAGTACGACCGGCTGTATGATGCCTATGCCAGCGGCGACGCGGGCGAGGCGCAGGCGGCCATGGAGAAGCTGCAGGAGATGGGCAAGGAGGAAGAGGCCTACAAGCAGCTGAAGACCCGCCTTGCAAAGTACGACGACCGGGTGCAGCAGGCGGCCCAGGCCCAGGTGAACGGCAACGACAGCCAGCGCCAGCAGCTGACGCGGCAGGTGATCCGGGACCTGTACGAGGCGCTGGGCATCCGGGAAGGCGCAAAGGCTGACGCGGACAAGCGGGAGGCGGTGATCGACTGTGTGACCGGTGCGGTGAACAAGCGGGCCGACGAGGTGCTGAAGAACGGCGGCACCAGCGTGACCGACGACCTGGTGGCGGCCGTGGACAGCGGCCGGACGCAGGATGTGCAGGAAGAGCTTGACCGGCTGCTGCGGGCCGGAAAGAGTGTGACAAGTCTGAAGAGCAAGATCACGGAAGTGTGCAAGCCGGAATATCTGGCCGGCAGTGAGTACGACCGGCAGAAGCTGGAGGAGATGCTGCTGGCCCTGACCGATGGGGACGGGAACGCCCTGTACGAGCAGAAAACCTTTGCCACCTGGCTGAAGAACGCCGAAAAGGCGCAGACCACCACGGTAAATGACCCCTACGCAGACCTGAGATAAGAAAGAGCACCCCGGCGGCCGGAAATGGCTGCCGGGGTGCTCTTTCTTTGGCAGAAAGTCCGCAGGTTTTTTGTGCAGCGGAGTGCGGTAGACTGGAAGGGCGAAAGGAGGAGACGCGAATGCGTGTGAAGATCTTGAAGCGCAGTTTTGCCGGGGCGGAGTTTGCCCCGGACGTGCGGGTGCTGAAGGTGGGCGGCCAGAGCAGCGCCGGGGTGGAAAAGCTGGAATTTGAGCTGCCGGCAGAATGGCAGGGCCTGAGCGTGACGCTGCATGTGCAGTGGCTGGACGGCACCCTGCCCGCACCGGTGCTGCTGGACGACGAAGACAGCGTGGCGGTGGACAAGACCCTGACGGCCAGCCCCGGCGGCCAGTGGATGCTGCTGGCCCTGGGTGCGGACGGTTACCGGGCCCTGACAAAGCCCACCAAGTACGAGTGCTACAGCACTCTGAACACCGACGGAGACGTGGAAATCAGCCCCACCCAGTACGAGACCTTTGTGGCCCGGGTGCTGGAATACTCCAACACGGCGCAGCAGGCCGCAGCCAGCGCAAAGACCAACGCCGAGACGGCGGCCACCGCAGCAACCCGGGCGGTGAATGCCAAGGGCCAGGCAGAGACGGCGGCCCGGACGGCAACGGCAGGGGCCGAAAACTCTGAAAATTCGGCAGCGAGGGCAGAGGCTGCGGCGGCCCGGGCAGAGGCAGCGGCCCCGGAGACCGGGAAGGTGGTGAGCGTCAACGGCAAGGGCGGCGCGGTGCACCTGACGGCTGAGGATGTGGGAGCCATGCCGGCCAGCGGTGCGGCGGTGGTGCAGAGCATCCGGCTGGAGGGCCACACCCTGACCGTGACGATGGCCGACGGCAGCGAAAAGAGCTTTACCACCCAGGACACCACCAGCCTGCCGGCCATGACCGGGGTGCTGGGTACAGAACACGGCGGCACCGGGAAGGAGACCCCGCTGACGGCGGAGGACGTGGGCGCGGTGGAAGCGGGGAGCGGCGTGTACCTCAAGGCGCTGACCGTGCAGGGCAACACAATGACCGTGACCAAGGGCGACGGCAGCACCGAGACCGTGATGCTGGCCCAGGAGTACGTGCTGCCTGCCGCCACAGCGGACGCCCTGGGCGGCGTGAAAGTGGGCGACTATCTGGACATCGCTGCGGACGGCACCCTCAGCGCCAAAACGCTCAATGACAAGATCGCTGCCGCCGTGGCGGTAAAGTCGGAGCCCCGGCTGGTGTGGAACCACTACGAAGAAACCGGAAAAAGGTGGAAGACCTACGATATCAAAATGCCAGACGGCCTGGACTACGTGCACGTCAAGACGAAATATAACAGCAGTACCGGCGGGTACGGCGAGGAAGTAGACATTGCAAAAGGCGGCACCGCCAATCATAACTACGGAAATGGCACTGGAATTTTCGCATCCAACACGACTTTCCAGACAAACGGGACCCTGCACTTTGCAACAGAAACGTCGACCGGCGGCTACACCGTAGAGATCTGGCTCACCGGCTACCACTACCCCACCCTCGCGGACCTGCTGACGCAGGTGACCGCCGTGGAGAGCAGTGTCACCGATCTTCAGGTGGCCCTGTGCGAGCTGTACGAAGAAAAGGAGGAAAATTGATGGCGAAAATTTATGCAGCCCTGATCCGCAAGGGTATCAAGACGCTGGACGAGGTGCCCGCCCGTCTGCGCAGCACCGTGGAAGCCCTGCTGGCCGAAAAGACCGGCGAAAAGAGTGAGGAGTGAGCTCATGATCGACTTACCTGTGACGCTAACCAGTAACGGTCATGTACAGCTACCCGGCTATGGTAGTTTTTTGTGTCTTGGCTACACCAAGAACCGGGGCGTGTACCGCCTGTGCATCGACGCGGAAAGCGAGTGGGAGAGCCTGACCATCCGGGCTTTTTGGCACCTGCCGGGCGGCGGGGCACCGGCGTCCACGCTGGTGAAGGACGGCTCTGTGGCCGTGCCAGCCAGCGTGACCGCCCAACCCGGCAATGGCTGCATCACCTTTGAGGGCTCAGATGGCACCCGCACCGTCACCAGTGCAGACCTGCGGTATCGTGTCAGTGCCAACAGCGGCACGGAGGACGGAACCACGCCCGAGCCTGGCACCCCTGCATGGCAGCAGCTGGTGGATGCCGTGCACACCGATGCCACCGCCGCAGAGCAGGCCAAGACCGATGCACAGACGGCAGCACAGCAGGCCGGGGCATCTGCCCAAAAGGCCGGGAAAGCCCTTTCTGACACCATCACCGCCAAAGAGGACGCTCTGAAAGCCATCGGTGACAAGCAGACCACCGCCACACAGGCTGTAGACGCAGCCAGGGACAAGGCCCTCCAGCAGGTGGAAGCCTCTACAGAAGCCGCCCAGACCGCTGCCAGTGAAGCCGCCACCAGCGCAGGCAATGCAGACCAGAGCGCTCAGGAAGCCGCTGGCAGCCTGCAGGAGCTGAAGGACGGCATCGCAAGCGGTGACTTCAAAGGCGAGAAGGGTGACAAGGGCGGCACTGGCCCCATCGGCCCGGTCGGCCCGCAGGGCGAGACAGGCCCTCAAGGCCCCAAAGGTGACACCGGAGAAACCGGGCCGCAGGGTCCCAAGGGCGACAAAGGAGACACCGGTGCGGTGGGACCGCAAGGCCCGGCAGGCCCACAGGGACCGAAGGGAGACACCGGCGAGCGCGGCCCACAAGGTGAGCAGGGGCCACAAGGAGAGCGTGGCGAAAAGGGTGACACCGGAGCACAGGGCCCTGCCGGGCCGCAGGGGGTCCCCGGCTCGTCGCCTGGCAATGTGTACGCTACAGACGTTGGTTGGGGGGGCAAGGCCGTTGTAGGCGCAGTGTCCCCGGTCTCGGCAGCTCTGATCGGAGCCATCGGCAGCAACAAGTTTGAACTGTGCGATCCCGCAGGCGTGAAAGTCGAGTACAGCACTGACGGCGGTGACACTTGGGAGGACTACGGGTGCAACGACCAAAACAAGATACAGCTGCTCTCCGAATCACTGGGCACGAATCTGACCATCGGAAAAGTATGGGACCGCTATGCAACGGTAAACGACAGGCTCCGTGTGACGGTCACCGCAAATGACTGCAATGTGTATACAATGCTAAAGTCCATCCTGCTCAATGTGTCGACGAACGGCTCCAGCAAGTGTACCGTCACAATCGAACAAAGCCGGATCGGGGCACCAGATGACTTTGCCGTGATATCGACCAACAACCTCGACGGATGGACCGGCTGGAATGAGATTCCTTTACAAAAACAATTCGGGGGAACACAGACGCAGGTAAATCAGACCAACTCCATCCGGCTGACGTTCCAGGCCGGACAGCCTCCGACTTCGGGCGCAAGCAAAGGAAATCTTGCCCTGTTAAACCTCCTGTTTATCGGCATCACGACATGGAGGGTGAACTCGAACATTGCAAGGTTTGGTCATCTGTACAAGTACGACTACGCCGGAAATGCAACCTTCCCGGCGGAAGTAGCGGCACAGTCGTTTTCCGGCTATGCGAACGTATGTAAAGTAACCTTTACGAAGCCGTCCGCGCGGTCAAAAATCGTGAGCGGTGAAAACCTTAACGTGACACTTGGAAAAATCGCCAAATACCTTGACGATATTGACACGCTACTGGCCGCAAACGGCATCTCCGCAGTATCCGAGCAGGACGAAGAAACAGAAGAACCTGACGAAACAGAAAGGACGTGACAAAATGGCAATCAAACAGTACAGCCTCGCCAAGGACGGTGCCAAGCAGCTGTCCCCGGCCTTTAAGGTGCGGGAGTTCCGGTGCCGGGACGGCAGCGACGCTATCATGATCGACCAGACCCTCGTGGTGCTGCTGCAGGCCATCCGGGAGCACTTTGGCAAGGCGGTCACCATTACCAGCGGCTACCGCACGGCCACCCACAACACCGCTGTGGGTGGTGCTAAGAGCAGCCAGCACCTGCTGGGCCGGGCGGCAGACATCCAGGTGGCCGACACCCCCGTGGAGGATGTGGCCGCCTACGCCGAGAGCCTGATGCCCGCCTGGGGCGGCGTGGGCCGCTACCCGGTCAAGGCCGGACGCGCCAAAGGCTGGGTACATGTGGACACCCGGCCCAACAAAAGCCGCTGGACGCAGTAAAGGGGTGATACCAATGGCAAGCATTTTGATGTCGGATGCGCCCTATGCGGCGTGGCTCTCTGATGTACTCGCTACACTGGAAGAGCGCAAAATCGAGAAAATTGCAGTCGCCGCTCCCCTGCCCACCGGGGGGGTGTTCACCGGGTACTTCCGCCTGGACACGATGGACAAGGCACTTCTGGCGGCCAACATGCAGGCCGACGCTGTGCTGGACGCAGTGTGCCACAACGGACAGCGTATCCAGCAGGCGTGGGAGGACAACGCCGAGGACGAAAGGGGGTGATACCAATGCAGCAAGTTTTTGCCTACATCTCTGCCCACTGGATGGAGGGTGCCATCTGGCTGCTGGGCATCGGTTGGGGCTACCTGATCAAAAAGGTCACCGAGTACCGGACCATCAAGGACGGCCTGCTGGCCATCATGCACGACTGCCTCTACCAGCGCTGCACCCACTACATCCAGCAGGGCGGCATCGACACCTCCGGCCTGAAAAATCTGGAGTATCTGTATAAAAGCTATCACGCCCTGGGCGGCAATGGCACGGGCACCGAGCTGTACAACCGCGCCAAGGCCCTGCCCATCCGTGACTGATACACCCACACAAGCCCGGCAACGCCGGGAGAAAGGACAAACTATGAATAACCTGAACAACAAGATCTCCGCCGGTACCATCGCCCGCACCGCCTGCCTGCTGCTGGCACTGACCAACCAAATTCTCAGCGCCTGCGGCAAGCCCGTGCTGCCCATCGAGAGCGCCACCGTGGAGCAGCTGGTCACCGCTGGCATCACCACCGTGGCCGCGCTGATTGCGTGGTGGAAGAACAACAGCTTCACCACCGCCGCGCTGGAGGCCGACAAGACCTATGACCGGCTGAAGAGCCAGATTGGGAAGTAAGCCAGCCGCACTACTTAGCCGCCCTGGCGGCAGGCCGCAAGGCCGCATAGCATGAAAACAGCCCCGCAGGACCATGACGGCCTTGCGGGGCTGTTTTTGCATTTATGGGTCGATCAGAGCACAGAGTTCCCTCACCACGTCCTGAAGCTCACGGCAAACCCGCTCCACTTCCGAGATATCCATGACACCTGCGGCCTGTATGCGCTTGATATCCTGCCGTGCTTTGGCAAGTGCTGCGCAGATTTGTGTACGTTTTTCCTCGGAAATGTTCATGATAATCACCATTTTATTTTAAAAGCGGGTTACCAAATGGGTTATTAAATCAAAAAGCACGTTGATTTTTTGTGAATCAACGTGCTTTTCTTCATGCCGCCGACGGGGGTCGAACCCGTACTCTGTCTCCAGAAAGGGATTTTAAGTCCCTCGTGTCTGCCAATTTCACCACAGCGGCACAGAATGCTCAATTATAATACAATAGAATCCCCTCGTTGTCAAGAAAAAGCGGCACACTGGCGGTGTGCCGTACCGGAAAAGGCCGCACCGTAAGAAAGTGTTCACAGTTCATTCGGAAAAAGTGCTTTTTCTTTCCATGGTTTCATGCTATAATAAAAAACGATACGATCTGTGATCGTAACGGGGCAGGGGGCCGCTGGCCGTCCTGCCGGGGCAGTGCCCGCAAACTGCGGCAGGCGGGAAACAGAAAAAGAGAGGCGAATCGAGATGTTGGATATGATCAAATGCAGCACCGGCGGCGCATACTATGCCCGCGGCGAGTGGGTGGCCGCCGACGGCAATGCGCCCCAGGCACTGGCCGCCAAGGGCTTTGATGCCGCTGCGGTGGAAAACGCCAAGACCGGTACCATGGCCTACAGCATTCTGCAGGCTCACAACACCAGCGGCGATGCCGAAAACCTGAAGATCAAGTTTGACGCCATGGCCAGCCATGACATCACCTTTGTGGGCATCATCCAGACGGCCCGCGCGTCCGGCCTGGAAAAGTTCCCCATCCCGTATGTGCTCACCAACTGCCACAACAGCCTGTGCGCCGTGGGCGGCACCATCAACGAGGATGACCACCGTTTCGGCCTGTCGGCTGCCAAAAAGTACGGCGGCATCTTTGTGCCCCCGCATCTGGCTGTCATCCACCAGTACATGCGTGAAAAGTTTGCCGGCTGCGGCAAAATGATCCTTGGCTCGGACTCCCACACCCGCTACGGTGCACTGGGCACCATGGCCATCGGCGAGGGCGGCGGCGAGCTGGCAAAGCAGCTGCTGGGCCGCACCTACGATGTGGCCCGTCCGGGTGTGGTGGCCATTTACCTCACCGGCAGCCTGCCTGTCGGCTGCGGCCCCCACGATGTGGCCATTGCGCTGGTGGGCAAGCTGTTCAAGAGCGGCTATGTCAAGAACAAGGTCATGGAGTTCGTCGGACCCGGCATTGCCTCTCTGCGGCAGGACACCCGCAACGCCATCGACGCCATGACCACCGAGACCACCTGCCTGTCCTCCATCTGGGAGACCGATGAGACCACGCAGAAGTTCCTTGCCGTGCACGGCCGTGCGGCGGATTACAAGAAGCTGGCCCCGGCGGACCTTGCCTACTATGACGGCGTTGTGGAAGTGGATCTGTCGGCCATCCGTCCGATGATCGCTCTGCCCATGCACCCCTCCAATGCCTTTACCATCGAAGAGCTGAACGCCAATCTGGAGGACATCCTGCACGCCTGCGAAGAGGATGTGCAGAAGCTCATCGGCCGCAAGGATGTGCACCTGGACCTGTGCAGCAAGATTGAGAACGGCAAGCTGCGGGTGGACCAGGGCGTGATCGCCGGTTGTGCAGGCGGTTTGTACGACAGCATCTATGAGGCGGCTTCCATCCTCAAGGGCCGCACCGGCGGCTGCGGCGACTACGCCCTCAGCGTGTACCCCGGCAGTCAGCCCATCATGATGGAACTGGTGCGCACCGGCGTGATCAGCGAACTGATGGCCAGCGGTGCCACCGTGCGCACGGCTTTCTGCGGCCCCTGCTTCGGCGCAGGCGACGTGCCCGCCAACGGGGCACTGTCCATCCGCCACACCACCCGCAACTTCCCCAGCCGCGAAGGCTCCAAGCCCGGCAATGGCCAGCTGGCGGGTGTGGCCCTGATGGATGCCCGCAGCATTGCGGCCACCACGGCCAACGGCGGCATCCTGACCCCGGCCACCGACATCGACTACGATCCCACCGTGCCGGAGTACCAGTACGATCCTTCCAGCTATGACACCCGCGTGTATCAGGGCTTTGGCAAGGGCGACTACGACGCCCTGCTCAAGCTGGGCCCCAACATCAAGGACTGGCCGGAGATCGCACCGCTGGGCAACAACCTGCTGCTGAAGGTAGCGTCCTACATCACCGACCCTGTTACGACCACCGACGAGCTGATCCCCTCCGGTGAGACTTCCTCCTACCGCTCCAACCCCCTGGGTCTGGCCGAGTTCACCCTCAGCCGCAAGGACCCGGAGTATGTGGGCCGTGCCAAGGCCGTGCGTGCCGAAGAAGAAGCCCGCCGTGCCGGTACGGCAGACGACGCCCTGCTGGCAAAGGTGCACGCCGTGCCCGGCTGCGAGAACCTGACCTGGAACGACCTGCAGATCGCCTCCACCATCTTTGCAGTCAAGCCGGGCGACGGCTCCGCCCGTGAGCAGGCCGCCAGTTGCCAGCGTGTGCTGGGTGCCGGGGCCAACATCGTCACCGAGTACGCCACCAAGCGTTACCGCTCCAACCTGATCAACTGGGGCATGCTGCCCCTGCAGCTGGCCGGGGCTACGCCCTTCGGGCTGGGGGATTACATCCTCATCCCCAATGTGCGTGAAGCGCTCAAGGGCGACCTGAAGGACATCAAGGCCTATGTGCTGGGCGATGCTCCCAAGGCATTTGACCTCTACATGGCTCCGCTGACCGACGACGAGCGTCAGATCCTGGCCGACGGCTGCCTGATCAATTTCTACAAACATTAAAGAGGCGTTTCCATGTCCTGCGATCTTCACAACCATTCCACCTGTTCCGACGGCTCGGTGCCCATCCAGCGCCTGCCGGGCATCGCGGCCCGTACCGGGCTGCATGCCATTGCCATCTCCGACCACGACACCACCCTGAGTGCGGCGTACTGCTACGCCCATCCCCGACAGGAGGGCGTGGAGCTGATCCCGGCGGTGGAGCTTACCGGTTACGATTTTGAG